GGCGATAGAAGTTTTAAGATAGTGAAAAAAATAGTAGTGGAGGAGATGTGGGCTCGAAAACACATACCTGAAGAGAAGGGGATAATCTGGGCAGAGAGAAAGTCTCCTGAAAGACATGCTTGGTCCCCCCATTTGCTAAGGTTCATGATCGACAATTGCAAGTTGAAGTGGATAGCACTCTATGGAGGAAATTGGTGTGACCAACTGATGAGACATATAAAGAGGGATTTTTCCAAGAGAAAATTCTCTGAATTGGCCACTCTGAAGGCCAGCTCCAAAAATCATCTAGATCCACAAATTAACTTACCTAAATTTGAACTTGAGCAATCAACAGGCAAAGTTTATGTAGAGAAACTAAAGAAGCTCAATCCAAAGCTTGCAGGAAAGAGACCTAGAGTGATTAGTGCTTTAGTAAAGTTGATTCGTGATTTCACAAGGGATACGCATGACCTTGAACCCACATTACTGAAACTATTAACATACTCATGTGAAGAACTTCATAACAGGGGTTACATTTACTCTGATTGTTTCCCAAAAGATCAGCATGGTGGTGACAGGGAAATTCATGTTCTTGAAATCAAGGCTAGAATATTACAGTTCTTTGTGGAGAGAGTAGCAATATGCATGTCAAATCTATTTAGGTCTGATAGTGTTCTAAATCCCAAGAGAAAAGATGGTTTCATGAGAGAACATGAATTGATGTCTCAAGCTAAGCTTGGAAACCACTTGACCATCTGTAAGTCTGCTGATGCCACAAAGTGGTGCCAACGCCATCATGTGAGCAAATTTTATTTTGCAATGAATAGAATAACAGAAGGCAAGTTGGATGCTCTGTTATACCTGACATTCTCTTTATGGGTGAGAAAACGTATTGCTATTCCTAATGAGCTTGTGGGGATTCTACACACTTCTAAATTTGAGGAATCAACAAATAAGACCTTACATTGGCTCAAGAATTGCTTTCTATCAGGTTCTCCTCCATTCATAGGTGAAGACTCAAACACAATAGAGGTGAAATTTGGGATGTGGCAAGGGATATGGCATAGGGTTAGTTCTATTTTCCATTCAATAGTCCAGGATGCATATGCAGATTTAGTCAGAGCAATCCTTGTTAAGAGAGGCATGCCTGCAGTTGTCACAGTAATTCAGGGGAGTGATGACTCAGCTTGTGCCATCAGTTATTCTAGCAAGAGGAAATTTGATCATGTTTATCTACACATGATACTGAAGTGGAAAGAAGAGATTCAGAAATTTCTCTCGATTTGGCCTAGTGAAGCAAAAACCTCTGTAGGGACTATCCTCCTAGTAGAGTATAACTCTGAGTGGTGGTATAGAGGTAAGGTTATCAAGCCTACTTTTAGATGGGTTTCTGCATGTATGGAGACAACAATTGTAGAGACTTTTTATGAGAGGCAACAAATTTTCTATAATGAACTAAGTACAGCTGTAGAGAATGGAGTATGCACCTTAACTGCATCTGTAATACAAAAGTGTCAAGCATGGCTTCATTACATTGTCATGGGGTTTAGTAATCATGTCTTAAGGAATACTGTTGCTGAACAACTAATTGCATATCCTCATCCAGCACTAGGTTTCTTTCCTCTGGACGGTGAAGAATACTGTGGTACCACAGGTTTTGACTATTCTTTATTTTCTTTAAAGAAAGATACAGGATTGATGATACAGAGTGATGAAACAGAGATACTTCACCCATCAACTACTCTAGATTATGATGAGAAAATTGATAAGTCCTTAAGAAGAGATTTAAGGAATATAGTTCTCAGGTTCGGTAACAAAAAAATATGGCAGAGGATAGTAGAAGAAATGGATATTGGGGAGTTACAAGATGCTCTTAATATCATCAAGCAAGATCCTTCTAGACTATATGATGAAAGTAGTCATTGGGAAGACCAGAGAATGTGGATGATCATGAAACTCTTCCAAACAGGAGTTAGAGCTTCTCTTGCAGCTTGGCAACCAACAATTAGATCAGCTGTGAGTTCATCATACCTTTTCAACAGACAATGTCTAAGTAGCCGGCTAAGTTCTACAGAAGTGGAGAAAGTGTCCCTTTTAAGAGCAATTGTTCATGCCAGGACAAAAAATGTGATGAGAGATCCTGAAGAACAGATTGAGACTGTTCAGTCTCAATATTTATTTCCCAATCAAATTGAATATGAGTCCTTTTACAATTACATACAGGAATTAAGGAAGGGGTTCAGTTTTCAAGAGGTACCTTATGGAAGACACTCAAAAGTAACGATACCTGTTTGGGGAGAAATCAATCTATCAGAGACTCCTTTAATTGACATTGTGAAAAGGCAATGGTTCAATCATCCTTCTGTGCATGTGTCTCGATCTGTATTTAGGCTCTTATGGGGAGAATGCAAAGCAAAGTATAGATTTCTCAGAGATACATATGATGAGACTATCAAATGTTCTGGATTAGATCATATAGAATTATATAGTTTTTTACAGTCTGCCTCAAAGAAAACACGAAAGATAACTTTGCAGGATACTTCTGTTAGAAATCCAGATCTGATATCTGCATTGACTAGAATATACTGGCCTCAGATCAAGGTGAGAACTTCACAGATGAGTGTAGATCAGTCCATTCTCACATTACGACACATGTTGATGTGTGCAACAAATTTTTTCTTCTCACGAAAACATAAGCAGAGAGTTGTTAAACAAATCTTGCAAAAGTCAAACATGGTCAGCATGACTCTCAAGGATTGCCCTATGAGGAGTAGAAGAATTAAAGTCATTACAGACTGGTTGATGAACCAAGATAAAGCATCTGTGATTAGAGATATCCCCTATGCAAAGAATGGTGTGATGGGATTCTTTGTAAAGAGACAAGATAGACAATGGGATTCTAGAGGTAAGGTCTCTTATTCTGGAGAAGGCTTATGGGTAGGCTCAGTATGCGACATCCCTTGTAGGCTTGAGATCAAAGGGCGCACTTTAGTCAGGATTCATATAAAATACTTGCAAGATTCTGTGAGTCTCTCCAAGCGCTTGAAATTACTATGCACAGAACTCTCTTTAACCCCCCCTGAATTCCCAATTCCATCCAAGTCATATTATTACCTCAATTCTAAGGGGCACTTCATAGTATCTCCAATAGCAGTGCAGGATTGCTTTGCTGTTGAGACGAATAAAGACCAAGAATTTCCTGAATTAGAAGCCTTGATAAAAAAGGACTGGCATGTTGAAATATCAGGGAGTACAATTAGATTGTGTTATGAAGAAGATATAATGCAAGGAGATACAAAATTTGTTACAATAATTAGTGACACTTTCACATCCAGAGATTGGTCTCCTCAACTGACACCTAAGGATTTGTCATGGTGTAAGAGTAGAATATTTTCTAGCTATTGCAGAGGAGAAGGAATCATGCCTCATATACTTTTAGAGGAATTAAAAATTCAACCTAATAGGGAATACATGTCCAATTTGTTATCTCGAATGTCCGAACAAGATCATGAATTAGGGATATATTCTCTTAAAGCATTAGGTCAATCTTTGAACAATTATATAATGTTGTCTAGATCTCATAAAGACCAGCAGGATGCATATCTTGAGATGATTGCAAAGAAGAAGATAGAAGGTGAGATTGTTTACGATATAGATGAGTCTGATTTTCAAAACATGTTGAGTTTTGAAGAGCCTAGTACAGATCTGTTCAGCATGGTTGAATCTTGGGCAGAGGCAGTGGAAGATGAGGACAATGGTAATAGAAAAAGCAAGATGAGAGAAGTACAAGGTTCTGAAGACCATCTGGAAATAACAGAAGCAGATCTGGAAGAAGCAGAGTGGACAATGGATAATAGATTGGTTGAGGAAATTGCAGACTTATTTTTCACTACTGATCTAGAGGATTTCAATATCTCTTATATGGAATTTGATCTACTGAAGTCTATGCCTTTAGAGAATCTTTTCTGGAATGAAATAATATTGATGGCTCAGTCTGAGACACAGGGGCATCATGTGATAGAAATGATGTCTCAGAACAAAAAACCTTCTAAATGTAAGGGTTTCCTTAGTCATGTTGCATTTTACTTTTCTTTAGCTCTGAATCAAAATCTTTATAAAGCTGAAACTAATGATTCTCCTTCTGAATCAGATGTAGGTCTAGTCACTAGCACAAAAGATCCAATCTTATCAGGAGAAGATGCAGAGAAGCACTTAAATGAGTTAGAAACAACAATTAGTCAAATTGATGATGTGTTAGAAGGGTTGCCAGAGGGACCAAGAGAAATTCTTAGAAAGAAGAGAAAGGAATTAGTATTGCAAAGAGAGGCATATCAAAATATGTCAGAGGATACCATTTTCCCTGATATACAGTACTGGGATTTCATGGATTCTCTAATCAGGCAACTGAAAGAACATGATATATGGGACAAGAGTGCTCTAACATCAGACTTGGAATCTCTGGTGACATTATTATTAAGTCAATGCCTAGAAGAGAGTATTGCGATGAATAGAATGAGGATGATTGCAGACTCAGATCTTAATCAAATGAGGGTTAGAATCTGGGATAGAATGGTTAGCACAAATCTCATGAGATACATAACATTATCATTTTCTTTATCTGCTGGATATAAATACAAGGGTAGGCTTCTATATGAGTATGATGCCAAGATAATAAGTAAATCTATAGATTTTGTTTTTGGATAGAGCCCGGGGGGATTGCATATTTATGCTTCAAGTTCAGAGTGTGTGTCTTTCGATTATAGCATTTATT